TCGTATTCCCTCCTTGCTCCTTCACTGAACCTAGGCCGCGGGAGGAAATTCCCAGTTTTACGTTGGCCTTAACCAACTCTTTGAGAATTTTTCCCGACGGGGTGTCGAGCACCTCGACCTTGCCCATGACGCTGTTCCCGTCCCACCAAAGCTTGGTAAGAAGGTGGGAAGCATTCTTTAGGTTAATAACAGATTCGTCCGGGTGGTCTAGCTCACCAAGAGATCTCCTCTCTTTGATGGGTTTTTGATATGCCTCCACCTCGCGTTGTAGTATCTCTTTTGGGTAGACTCTCCCATTGCCGTTTTTAGTGCCTGCTTTCTGGCAGACGCCAACGAGATAAACCCCTCCATTGGAAATATTACGACGTTCCGACTCCGTTAGGCGGTCAACGGGGCAGCGGCCTTCGGGGCATAACTCGAAGTACTCTTGTAATAATATTTTTGACATTATTACTCAGCCTTTTTGCGGCCTTTGCCAATCCACCAACTTCGAGGTACCTGATTTGCGACAGACTTCTTGGTTCCGTGATTTCCACCGCCGGCGCCGTGGCCCTTGGGGGCATTTGAATTTTCTTTAACAACTTTTTTACTAGACATTTTAAATTCTCCTTATAAAATGGTTATTGCGAGGCTCACCCTCGCGCGATATGGCTGCCGTTACAGCAACGCCTTACTTCTGGACAGTTGCGCTTTCTCATTTCTCATCACCTCCTTTAGTATTTCTTAATTTTAAGCCAAAATCATTCAATATCATACTTAAGAAATAACTTGAGCCTGCGGACAAGCTACCCAAAAGCAAAGCATTTATTAAACTATAATCATAGGTAAATAGTTCAGTGAAATGATTGATACTCCACAAAAAAACGCCCACCCAAAAGCCCAAACACAAAGGACAGCGGAAAAGCTCGCCCATTTTTCCCTGAGTCGGTCGAATCGAGTTAAAAATAGACCCATAAATTAAAATGTAAGTCATACCGTAGGCACATAAAATAAAATAAATTAATTCCACCTTACACCTATACTCTGTATATGCTGTGTATGCCGTAGGACACCATCTTCGGAGGCAGGGAGCCCTTCGTGGCCAGCTGTCTGCGTGGATCAAATTCGGTAAACTCATCAGGCTCGGGATCAAGAAGGCTCTTCTCAAATTGTTCCTCAAACTCTTTTTGACTCTCATAAGCCGGTTTTTCTTCTTCGATAAAACTAGATATCACATAAAGAACATATTGCAGCTTGTCCCCTTTGCCGGCGACCTCTGGTATTGTGGCCTCCATGGACATGAACAGATTGCCTGACTTAAAAGAGTCATGATTCGCCACCCCCCTTCTAAACAAGAACCTAAAAAACCTCTCCTGGGTGCCATATAACTCGTCGTCTAAATCCTCTTTTGGCATAGTGACAATTTTACTTTTTGCCGGCAAAACAATAATGTCCATGTCTGGATGATCTGCAATAATAATATTACCATCTAGCGTTTTTGTGGCCTTGAGTAAAATCTTCTCAATCGGCTTGTCTCTTATAGATACTTTTATTGTTATTGCCATTATTTTATATTTTCCACCAGGGCCTGGATTTTAACTATTTCTGCTACTAAATCTCTGTTTATTTTTCTTTGGTTATACTTTCCGATCTGTTCGACTACTCTTTCAAGCTTATTTGCCGTGTCTTCATCTTGGTTTTTGATTTTCCCCACCAGGGCGGCCTTAAGGCGCGTAACCTCTTCATATAAATACACCTTAAACTCTAAACCATCATCCTGGTAAGAATTAATATACTTATGTAGCAGAGATTTTTGGCTCTCGTTTAAGGATTGCGAATATTCTTCGTTGAAGTTTTTAACAAATGTTTTCAAGGCCAGGTTATTGACATTAGGAAACGCCTTCTTTTCAGGCTCTGGTTTCGCCAAGTCCTGAATTAGTTTACTTTCCAACAAGACTTGCTTTTTTGGACCCAGGGACTCAGACAAGACCTGACTAACAGTCGCAATTCTTTTATAGTCTTTAACGAAGTTGCCCCACGTGGAGGGGCCCAATTCTTTATTAATCCTGTTCACTACTCTTGTCTGCTCTTTGAAAGCCGTTTCTCTATCCATCTGGGAAAATTGCTTTTTGGCCTCTTGAATCACTCTCCCGATCATATTTTCCTCTAAGCCTCGAAGGTCTTCGAAAGACTTATAGATTTCTAATTCTTGCTTTAAAATTCGACCTTTGCGAAAGAACTCCTTCAAAATACTTAAAACCTTGTTCTTTACGGCGGTCTGGTTTTGCATGCTGGCCTTCGACAGCTCCTTAATAAGAGTTTCATAAATAAAAGCTGTGTTTCTTTTTTTATTGTGGTTGAATTTCATCTGTATTATTCTCCAGAGAGCTGATTAGCTTTTTAATTTCATACGTTTCTTGAAAGAGCTTTTTTTCTTCCTCGTCATAGTAATTAGAATCTCGCGCTTCAGAAATTCCATAAAGTGAATGTAATGTATCGACGTCGCCGGCGCCGGGCCATAAAGATCTCTTTGTTCTTCCAACATGCTGGTTTCCGCCGGCCGCATTGAAAGCCTGGCGCTTACCAGTACGGCGGTCTCCTCCGCTTTGTGGTTTTGGAGTGTACCACTTACCTTTTGCCTTGCCTGATGTCTTCATTGGGCGGCCGAGTTCGTCTCTCTTTCCTGGCGGCGTCTCTTCCGGTCCAGTTTCGGGCCCGGGCGGCGTTGCCAAAGGCGCATTCTCATCGACTTCAACCTCCTCGGGGGCCGGCGCCTCTTCGGGGGCTGCGGTTTCTAGATCGGGCATTTCCATTCCGGCGCCTCCTGGCGCGCCGGGATCCAGCGCGCTGGAGATGGCGCCAGATTCGGCGGCGGCCAATTCGCCGACCTGTTCAAGCGCGGCGTCGTGGTTCCTGTCATAGTACATTTCAAGCTGCATTCGCTGGAACTCTTCTTCTCGGAGATTGAGGATATTCTTGGCGATCCATCTTCTACTAAAATATCCGGCGGCCGCGCCGGTGGCAGCTTCAAACCTTGCTTTCCAGTGTTCTAGCTCTTGAATTTCAGCGAGCTTCGAAGGATTATTAAGGGCCAACTTGAAGGATATTAGATCATTTCCTCTATATCCCATGGTGAACAGGTGTACAACAACAATCTTTTCAAGCTCTGAAACCAACGACCGCTGAAGACGCTGTATGGTCCTGGCAAATCTAATGTCCTTTTGGGCTAGGGTGCCTTTTTCATCTCCGGCGTCTGCCCCGTGAGACAAGTATGACATTGGCACCTTCAAAGCGCTGAACAGTTTATCCCTTAGATATTTTACGTCTTCAATATCGCCATTATATGTGTTGCTTCCGGCGTTAGCAATTTTAGTGCCGGAAGAGTTTCCTCGGACGGGGATATAATAGTCCTCTTCAACACTAAAAGGGTTGTATCGAAGGTCGACACGGCCGGAATTTACATCAACTATTTGATTTCTTTTCATTTGTGTCATGACGCGTTGCATATACTGCTCGACGTCTTCCGGGGGGACATTACCAACATCAATATAAAACACTCTTCTGTCGGGTGATCGGACAATGCGATATGCCATAACAGCGTCTTCGATCAAAGTCAACTGGCGCCAAATTCTTCGGGCAGGCTCAAGAGCCGAAGTGCCATATGGAGCAAACCTGTCATTTCCAAGCAGCCGAAAGTGCGCCACCTGCCAGTTTTCAAGCGTCAGGCCGGCAGAGTTCCATTGATATTGCACATAGTTCGGGTTGTCCTTATCCTCCCCTTCTAGCCTTTCAATTTCTCTGCCTGGGAGGCCTATAACATTTTTGATACCCTCGTCCTGTTCAATGTCCAAATACAGGAAAAAGTCTCCATATTTACACATCGAGCGCGCCCAGCCGTACAGGTTAAACTCAACATTCAAAATATTATATAGTAAAGTCTCAATCACTGTTTTAATTTCTTGATTGGTACAAACAATATTCATTATCGGCCGGTATACCGATGATGTGGTCATTTCATCTGCATATATATCTAGCGCAGAGGCGATTTCAGGAGTATATTCCATTTGATCAAAATCAGCATACCGATCCATCCTGTTTTGGTTGGCATAATAGTCGGCCTGGAGAGAGCCGTAAATATCTGCATATGCTGATACTTTAAATTCTTGTCCTGTCGCAGACGTAATCCTAGACTTATATTTGTCCATCTGTCTGCGTCGGAGCTGCCTCGTATCCTGTCGACGGAATTTGTTAAGCGGACCAGATAATAACTTGGTCAGCTGCCTGTAAAGCGGGTTTACAGGATTTCTTGGATTTCTTTTGTTCGGATCGTTTTGTGACGCCATTTTTTATCCCTTTAGTAGCCAAAGAAAGTCTTTGTGTTCATCGTAGCTATTTTTTAATTTGTTGTCTCTTCGTATTTTTTCATATTCAGGCATGCCAGAAATTGATGTATTCATTATTCTGTTGGACGAGGCCATTGACGACAAAAAAGCCTTTTGATAAGCCGTGTCGCGGTGGTTTACGGCAAATACCGTATTTTTCACCCAACATCCGATGGCGCATGCCATAATTAAGTCATCATTGTGTTTTTTCATAGCTTGTGGTTTACCATTATACCATATAAAAGTTTTCATTTCATTAAATAAACGTCTAGATTTAATATTAATTAGTTTATTTCTTATAAACTCCTCTAATTTGGCCACTATAAGAGGCCGAGTTTTTTGTGAAGTTGTAAAACCAGGTATAACACCAGAGATATAATCTGCTTGATAGGACTCCACATGTTCATGACTGACCTTCTTGGAATAGTAAATATTGGGGTAAGTATAGTCCTCTAGTTTGCTTAAAACCGTCCAGCCCACTGAATTATTTTCAACTACCACCATACAGCCTCCAAACTCTCGGCCGATGCTGTTTAACATATCGGCAAAAACATCTGGCGTGGGTTTGCCCTTATATTCTGCCACTATCTCTGATTTGTCTAGATTAAAGATATGAAACGTAGAATAGTCCTGGCCGTCGCCGCGGGCAACATCTGCAGACAACATATAACTATTTCCGGGCTGGTATTCTTCCCATATCCACAGATTTCTGTCGAAGCCGGTCTTATACTTTGGGTCGCACAAATTTTGTTCTATCAACTCAATATCTTCTGAATGAAAAACTGTCTCGCCTGACATATTGAAGTTGCATTCAAGCTCTTGAGCAATTTGACGGCGGGACATGTTTCTGGTCTCTTTTTCAAACCATTCTTGGTCGCGGTCCGGGTGGGCTTGCCAGGGGAGGGTCACCATATGGAAGTCGTTTTTCTCTATCTCTGCGTCAACGCAAGTTTTATGAAACCAATTACCAACACCATTAGGGGTTGACAGAGCGATGCAGCGGCCGCCAGTTGAGAGTGTAGGATACAGACCGGTCCACAACTCCTCTAGGCCTTCGACATGTGCGGCCTCGTCAACAACCAACAGAGAAAGGGCCTCGGAGCGGCCGGCGTCTGAACTTGTAGAAGATGCTTTGATTTGTGATCCATTTGTTAACTCAAAAGAAGTTCTATTATCGATCTCTATGCTGGCTATCTTCATCCATTCCGGCAAATGTTTGTGTATCGCCTTGACTTTCTTAACAAGATTAGCCGCAGTGCCAAACTTTGTTGCAATAACTAAGACATTTTTGTCGCGGTGGAACATCATCATCCAGGCAACATAAGCAGCAGTAATAGTCGATATGCCAAGCTGCCTAGCCTTGAGTATTACGGTGAAACGATGATCATTAAATTTTTCAATCAGGTCCGTTTGAAAATCATAAGTCCTGAAAGGAATAAGGCCGCGCATAGGATGAGAAATCTTAGCGTAATTATTGATGAAGTATGCGGGATCCTTGCCAGATTTAATAACTTCTTTTAAAATCTGTTCCTTGGTCAAAGAAAAAGACACTACTTTTAACCCTTCAGGTGTTTGTGGCCGCCCTGGGCTAAAAAGCTTTTAAAGTCCTTTTCCAGACTGTCTTTGGAAGGGTCTTTAATATCATCGACATCATCCATATTTGAGATTTCATAGTGTTTTTGTGACGTTACGAAAACACGTACGCGACTAGTCGACTCAACGCGGGCATCACAATCACCCTTGGGCTTTAAAGATAAAGTGTTACCAGTTATTTTGCGATATTGTTTTTTTAAATATTTAATAATATCAGCAAATGTTTGTTCCAGCTCATTCTCTAAATTACCAGAATATACATCCTTCAATAAAAGCTCAGAATGATAAGAACATATCAATGTCTTGCCGCTGCAGCGGATCTTACAACCATCAATAACTCTTTTGTCGAGCATTGGGTTGCCTTCTTCTCTCTTGAGGCCAATCTTAATCGGCTCGTCATTTTCATCAAGGGCGCCGTCAAACATTCCAGACGCAGCTTGAGAAATTCCTCTTAATATATCAACTACTTTTTGTGACATTTTTTGGTCTCCATCTTAAGTTTTTGAAGGGTTTCGCGGTGGTACCTGGGCTCGATACGTTGTGTAAAACATTTACTACAACATTCATATTTGTTAATGTATATGTCATCATCTACTGTTTTTGTTTTCCTACCGCAAACAGGGCAATTAATAATTCCTTCTCTATTAAGTAGTTTGCGGCTGATTAAAACACCGTCGACATTTTCAACATCGTGCTGTCGTTCATGCTTCTTTTGTCTTTCAACAAACTCTTTTAACTGTTCAATGTACTCTTCTTCTTTGGTCTCGTCCCAGTGTTGAGCGGGGTTTTGAATTGCCTCTTCACCATATTTCTTTTTAATAGCCTTTTCCAGAGCAGCGATATAATTCAAATCCTTTTCTTTCATTCTTTTGAAAGCTCCACGCTGGCATAAAATATTGTTACAGACAATATTATTCCAAGGGCCACGCCGCCAGCTAGCCACCATTCCGAATAGTCGCCAGAGATTTCCTCTTTTAGTGTTTGGTTTAGCATGGAAATCTGCTCTTCTTTTATCTTTATTGTCTCGTCGTGAATTTTTTTAAGACTGTCGTATTCCACCTTCACAAGGTCATAGGCTAGCCTTTTCTCTGCCAACTCTTTGGCAAACTCTTTTCTTAGCTGGAG